TGCGCTGCATCGGGCACGTTGAGCGAGTTACCGGCGAACGACGTGAACCCAAGCGGCAGGGTGAGAGTCGTATCCACGCCTCTTGCGCCGGACAGGTAGACGAACAGCAGTTCATCGAACCGTTCCGCCCACCACGTAGCGAGCGCTTCGCGGGCGGTAGCCCGCATGTCGTAGGGAACCCTCTGCTCGGACGCCTTACCCTTCGACCGGACGGCGTGACGGAGCTGGTCGATGAGTACCGCATCGTCGTAGTACGTCAGGGCTTCCTCGTTGCCTTCGAGCGTACCGTCTCCGGTGACGCCCGCTCCCCGGATCTTCATACGCAACCCGTGGGTGATCTTGTCTCCTGCGTTCTTCTCCAGATCGTTGAGCCTCGTGATGACGGAGCCGATGAACTTACCCCAATACATCTTCTTCGCCGCTTCGACGGCAAGCGACGTACTCCACCGCTTGACGGCTAAAGCATGACTTACTCCAAACTCGGTCAGTGCCATGTTGTCTTACTCCTTGATTTTTTTAAGTTTCCCCGGACAGCCATTTTTCCTGCTGATCGGGGGTGAGTTTCGCGTATTCGGCTTCGGTGCTGATTTCCAACTTACCCGTAGGCGCGGCTCCCGGCAGTTTGCCTATATCCGTACTTGATGGGGCGATATTGAACTTCGCCATGATCTGCTTCGTGACTTCCGCCGTGATCGCAGGAGTCAACTCCGCCGCGACTTGCGCCCGCATAGACGCTGTATCCGGCGTATCCACCAGCTTGCTCAGCACCTTGAACAGTTTCGGCGCTTCCTTACCGGTAGATCCGATCATGTTACGGATGGTTTCCTCCGAGAACCCCTCGCCCAGGAGCAGTTCCTCCATCTGCGGAGCTTTCTCGAAGAAATCCGGAACTGCCGCGTGGATGTCCCGCTCCATGTCCCGGCGTACCACATCATCCCGCAGGTCGGCGATCTGCTGTTTCAACACGGCGATGGCCCCTTCGGGGTCTTCCAAGATCATCGAAGCCGGATCCTTGACGGATTCGGCGGCGATGGTTTTGCGGATGGCTTCCAGTTCCGCGGATAGTTTCTGCCTTGCTCGGCGTTCCTCATGCAACGCCGCAAGCGGAACCGTCTTCGACGGCTTCTCTTCCTCAACCTTCGCCGGTTCTCCAGCGGGGGCCGTGTCCGCGGGTAGTGCTTCGGCCACTTTTACCGGTTCGGTTTCCGGCGCAACTTCCACAACCGCCGATTCGGGAGTAGACTCCTCGCCTGTAAGTTCCGCTTCCGTGAATTCCATCTCCTGCTGCACTTCGGCCATCACTTACCCCCTTTTTTCGCCTTGGAGGGCGCACCCGCTTTTACGGTCCCGGGAACCGATTTAGGCGTCTTTATGAATTCCGCGGCTTTTTCAGCCGTTGTATCCTTGATTTGGGTAATCGCACCCCACGTTTCACCAGCCATGATTTTCTTCAATACTTCCTCTGCCGTGATTCCTGGCTGTGCGGGGCCCATCGGTTCCGGTTCTTCCTTCTCCGCTTTCGCCGGCGCCGCGGGGGGCTTCTCGCTTGCGATCTGTTTGGAGAGGATCTGCTGCTGCGTGAGTTGATCCTGCTTCTGGACGGCAGCGGCCAACTTCTCCATGACCTTTTCCTTGTTCGGGATGTCCGTCATCTCAAACGCCGTCTGCATGACCGGCAGGGCGATATCCGGAGGCATCCTCGAAGCGAAGTCCATCAGCGTCCGGCTCATCCACTGGCGAGTCGTCTCCGTCTCGGGGTGGTCGGATACCACGATGTCGTACCGGCCTTGCGAGATCACGTTCTGCCCACCCTGATTGAAGGTTACGAATTTATCCGCGCCGGTCTGCTCGTCCGTTATGCGGATGACCTTCTCGTAGTTCCAGTACTGCCGCATGAGGGACAGCATCAATTCACCCATGCGTCGTTTCGTGAGGCGGAGGTTGTCGAAGGGTTCGGTATTGACCGTCGCACCCTGTCGTTGCCGCGCTTCAATGGCGATGCCGCTGCGGGCGTTCGTCTCCTGGCCCATCTGTTCCTCGACCGCTCCCGAAACTTCCTGTAACTCCTGCTTGGCTTCGCGCATGATCTCGAAATGCTCGCGGGCTACCGCCACATCCTGTGAAAACTGGAATTTCTTCATGTTCAACGCGCCCGGGTTGAGTTCAATCCACGCGTCCGGGCGGGATATCTCTTTCTTGGCTTCCTGCGGATTCTTCAACGCACCCGTCTCGAAGAACACCCTGCGGGTGGTGATGATATGCGAATACTGAGAGCGGTTTTTGTTGATCTCGCGCTGAGGATCCTTCATGTTCCGGACCATGCCGTAGGGTTGGCCGTCCTCGTCCATGTAGCAGATAAACGGTATCAGGGGATAGCGGTTGTGCTTGAAGGGCAGGGGTTTTGCGGCTTCCAGCGTGGTGTCGCCCGAGAAGATGCACGTCCAAATCTTCTGCACGGGTTTCTTGACGACGCGGATGATGTCGGGATGGGCCACCATCTCCGGATTCGCCGCGAGTACGCTGCCAGGTATCTCCTTTACATCTCCGTTTTTCAGTTTGAGGAACACCGCGGGCACGGTTTTCTTGTAGTACATCTGCACCAACAGGACGCGCTTGCGGGTGGAATCGACGTAGTTGATCGGCTTGCCGGATTGGTATTGATCGGGCAGGATGCGTTCGTGCTGAATGGATTCGGGATGCTTATCCTCTACGGACGCGGATAATTCGTCCGCCTTACCCGGCCACATGGCCTGCGCCACGTCCAGATCCACCCACCGCTCCTTGAACACATACCGGGCGTCGTCCAGCAGCACATCACGGGCGAACGGATCCCAACCCACCTTGCGCCAATCGCAGAAGTTGATTGCGATCTCTTCTTCGGACGGATCGTCGTTCAACCCAACCTCTACCCATCCGATACCGGCCTTCAAACCGTCGAAAAACACATCCGACATTTTATGATCGGCGTTGCTCTGGTCCTGGATGTACTTGAACCCCGCTGTAATGGCGTCCGCAGTACCGCCGTCCTGTGCGCCACGAGGGCGGGCGTTGATATCCGTCCGACTGCGTATTTCAATTCCTTTTTGAAGGTCGATCGTCGGCTTGATGCGGTTGATGGACAGCACTGGGCGCTTCTCAGCGGTGAGTACATCAATGTCCTCCTGCTTCCACTGGCCTTTACCGCCGTGATAAAACCGGGAATCCTCGATGGACTCCTCGCGCCACGTGGAAGACGACGAGGTAGCCTCTGCATGCCACTTCTTGAACGTGGCAAGCGAGCTGTCGCTCGTTTCTCCGGACTTCAGAGACACTACATCGCCCAAAATCACCCTCCTATATGCTCATCCAGCCGCGTACGGGCTGGGTCGGTGCGTATCGCTTCTTTTTCTGCTCCTCCGCCATCTCTTCCGCCATGCCGAACCAGTAATCCTTCAAAACGTCGTACAGATACGCGAGCATATTGATTCCGTCGTCGTGCCACACCGGGAAATTCCTCATCTCCATCTTCAATCGCTCGATATAATTCGTCGGACAGGACGTTGAATAGAAGATTTTGCCGTTGTTCATCGGCCACGACAGCGCGGCTTCGATCATCTTCCGCTTGTTTCTCCCCGCGGGACGCAGCAGCACTCCGTTTCCACCTGTATCCCACGAAACGTACCTTCCATGAGCTCGTAAGGCGTTCGCAACGTGAATATGGGTCGTGACCGCGCCGACTTTCTCCACCCCCAGCTTCATAATCATGCCGGCTTTGAGGTACATCCTCACGATCTGGTCGATCGCCTCGCTCTCCGACGCGGGATTGATCCAAACGTCCTCCAGGAACACACGCGATTGACCTAAATCGTCAGAAAAAGGCTCTACCGCAACGACTCCAACCGCCCAGGAATCCATCCGGGTCTTTATCTTCGCGGAATCCAGATCCCCGGCTTGATCCACCAGCATGAATCGGTATACATCCTTCGGGATCATCCGTCTTTCGATCGGCAGGAATAAATCCGGGTTGAGCTTCATGTCCTCCAACGGACTCGGATCCAATAACTGCTGGCAGTTGAACGTCCTCGTACCTTTCAGATCGTCCAATCGCTTCTGGCTCAGGAATACAGGCACTCCGTTGGAAGTCCCGTCGTCCGTCGCCGGCTTGAATCGGTAGACGTACTGCGGCTCGTCCGATCCCAGCTTCTTCTTGCCCCGTATGTACGTCAGCGGATCGTTGTGATGGTAGTACGTCCCGATCACCCGATGCGTACCGCCGTCGGTCCCGATGTTCTGAGAAGAATCGAATTTCGTCTTGACCTTCTCCATCATGTCCGGAGATTCCGCAATGTCCTCGGTCGATATGTCGTCGTACACCCGCCGCTCGAAATGCAAACCCGTAGGCATACCCTCCACAAGCCCCCACGCGCTCAACGTAGGCTCTTTCCGCGTTGTCTTGCGCCTCAAGATCAACCCGTCGTCCTTGCTCCATTGAGTCTGCTTCTCGCAATCCTCGTACACCACATCCGGGAAGCATACCTTCAGCATCTTCTCGTTCTGAAATACGTCCATGATGCTGCCAAGGAATTTCTTCGACACCGGACGAACGTATGAAAAAATACCGACCGCGTGATCGGGATTCTTCAAAATGTATTGGATGGTCTCTGCAATCGTGATGATCGTACTCTTGAAATGCTCTCTCGCCCATACGTCCAACGTGTAATCCTTCGGGCCCTCCTCAACCTCCCGACACGCATCCACTACGAATTTCTGGTTCGCGATAGGAACCTTCAACACGAACCGCACAATAAAAAACAGGTCGTCTAAAATCAACGCCCTGTAATTGTCTATCGGCTTCCACTCGCCCTTCGCAATCTTCGTCGCGATCTTCTCGTAATCGTACTTGTACTGCACTCCAGGTAAAGCCTCGAACGACTGCTCGTTGATCTTTATCAACGCCCTTCGTCCATCTTCATCGCCCGCGAACTACCGCCCTGTCTGCGTCCAGGCTTCCAGCCGTGATCCACCGCGTTCAGTAAACGCTTCTGGCTCATCGCCTTCTCAAAAGAAGTTTTCTTCGCGTGTACCATCGTCGGAGTCCTGACTTCGTAACCACCAGGTTTCTTCGAGATCGAAACAGGCACGGAACTACTCCCCCTTCGGCTTCGCAGAACATTTCTTCTGCATCTCAGCAAGTCCTCGTTTCTTCTAAATTGATGTATGAGAATACAGCGATGTGAAACCCCAGTAACTTCGCGCACCAACAATCCACCGAAGGTTCACCAGAATCGAAAAAAAATTGCGCGCGCCCCGAGAGGAGTCTTATTTTGTCCCCATCGAGAACGGCGCGGGGCCTCCCCCCCGCCTCGCGGCCAGGGGCGGGCGTGTCTGTGCGGCCGTCGAGCTTAAGCTCCGCGGTTGGGCGCCTATTTGACATAATATAGATTACGCGACACTATCTTTTAGGGTAAGTAGCTGAATTGATTGGGGTTCGCTGCTGCTGTACCCATCCTGCGCCAGCTCGACACAAGGGGTGGTATCCTCGCCAGGTCCCGCGGTGATTCGCGCCTCGTGGATGTGAATCTCAGTGAAGCTGATCGAGGCGCCGGCGGGGGCTTCGAGCTGCGGCCAAGCAATTCCGGCATACGTTTTCACCGCTTGCACGGCGTCTGATGCGCGGATCTTCTTGGCCGGCATCTTCGAGCCGGCGCCCATCACGCGATCCAGCACCGCAAGGGCCACGGCGTCCCGCTGCGCGGTTCGAGGATCCGGAAATCCTTCTCCCTGCACGGCGTTACGAGCTGCGATCATTCCGACCGTTGACCTTGCGAGGTTTAGGGTTTCGGCGACTTGTCGGTGAGTTAGCCCCTTGCATAGCAGGGCCATCACCGTCATGTCCCGGGCGCGATCGATAGCCCCTCTTGCCCCTCGATGCCCTACGGATCTTCCCCGTGGCTTGTTCGTGGCCTGGGGTTCGACCGTGCCTTGCGCCTGTGATTCCATACCGACGAGTTTGGGGGAAGTGATTTGCATTTGTCAAGCTTTTTTTTTGAGATTCGAGGATCGAGGTTTGATATCCGCCGGCGCGACAGCGCGACCTTGTGTCTCTGTCTCTCTCTCTTTTTTATATCTCTCTGTCTCTCTCTCTCTCTCTGGAGGATCATGTTGATATCACCCTGATACACAGCACGGCATCATATCGTCATCGGCATGATATCTGCAT